ATCTTGAATACTTTACTTGCGTAAGGTTGTTTCTTTTCTTGCGCGACAAAGACAAACTCTTTGACTTTGTATCCCGCAGCTTCCATACCTCTTCTGTACCAGGCGGCTTGTTCTGCGTATCCGTATTTCAATACAGATTCTTTGAACGATTCAGGACTGCAAGAGTAAGTGGTTTTGTAATCAACCACGACTATCTCGTAATCTTGATGTGGGCCTTGCGGTTTACAGATGATGTCTGGTCTGCATTTACAAAGCACGTCGTCTTCAAACCAATAGAAAGATGCCTCGGGTATCTTGCCGTCGCCGTCCAGGTACATCTTGCC